CGGTAAACTTGGCCTTGATGCTGGTGAATCCATTTATGGTGGTGGCGTGGTTGGTTCACAGATCACCGGTGGTGTCACCGACATAATGGAAACAGGTGGTGGCTTCTACAACCTTGCTAACGCATATTCCTCGCCAACGGCCTCCGTGGCCCTTACCGACGCGGCTGGTTCTACGATCGGTGACGGTGGTGCTGACAACGAAGTTTTTGACGTTTCGTCAGCGACTGGCGGCGGCGCGCTGGAAGGTACTCCGGTTGCGATTAACGCACTGACAGAGCCTCAGAAGAGACAGCTTAGATTCGACCCGGATCTTTTAGGCTCGACAGGCACTAATAAGGTGGCTGCTGCGGTGGTGTATCTTAGTAAAGCAAACGCAGATCTTCTTAACAAAGATGCGGTGACAATGTGCCAGCTTGTTGACGATGATCTTACATCGCTGGCAGACGGCAGTGGAGACGTCACGGTTCTCCGTCGACTTACTCACCTGGGTTACCATAGTGATACAGCGGGTACGATTAGCGGTAAGGATAGACACATTACTTTCTATTATACTGGTGGGTCGAGCATGGACGGTGAGTTAGCTGCCGATGTGACGCTTCTCTTCCCGATCAAGGATTCGTTCGCTGCAGGTCAGTCCGTCGGCGCCGTTACTGGTCAGGATAATTGGGGTCTTGAAGAGCCTTCTCCTGCGACCGGTAACTCCGGTAGCACGACTGGCAAGCAAGAGATTCCGGAGATCGACATCCAGGTCGACAGCGTTGCTGTTACCGCAATCACCAAGAAGCTCAAGGCTAAGTGGTCCCCCGAACTCGGTCAGGATCTCAACGCCTACCACAACCTCGATGCGGAGGTTGAGCTTACTGGTATTCTCTCTGAGCAAATCGCTCTTGAGATCGATCGTGAGATTATCAACGATCTTATCCAAGGTGCTACGGCTGGTACTTACTACTGGTCGCGTTCGCCTGGTCTGTTCGTGAACCGTACCACTGGTGTGGAGCTTGGCGCTACGGCTGCTGCTCCGGACTTCACCGGTACTGTGAGCGAATGGTACGAGACCCTCATTGAAACCATCAATGATGTGTCGGCAAATATCCACAGAAAGACTCTCCGTGGTGGCGCAAACTTCCTGGTGACTTCACCAGAGGTTGCGAACATCCTTGAGTTCACTGCCGGATTCCGTGCCAGTGTGACTGCTGATTCCGATAAGGGCACCGTTGGTGCTGTTAACGTCGGCAGTATTTCGAAGAAGTTCGAAGTTTATGTCGACCCCTACTTCCCGCGTAACGTTATTCTCGTGGGCCGTAAGGGCGGTAGCTTCCTCGAAAGTGGTTATGTCTACGCTCCATACGTGCCGCTCCAGGTCACTCCTACCATCTTTGGTACGGAAGACTTCGTGCCACGTAAGGGTGTCATGACCCGCTACGCCAAGAAGATGGTCCGTTCTGATATGTACGGTCTTGTCGTCTGTCGTGGTCTGCTTGGTGAGTCTGGCGCAAGCTAAGGCACTAATCACTAAGTGATACAAACTAACCCCGTCAAGGTTTTTCCTTGACGGGGTTTTTTATTTGGAATTTAAAACTTTTCAACACTAATTATAAATGATTGATAAGGCAAGAGCCTTTAATTTAAGGAGAGAAAGATCATGTCAAAACTAGGAAGATATTCAGCTAATAGAGTTAAGATTGAGGCACTAACCGCTGCTCAATCAAAAACCGTCGAGGTAGCAGACTGTGGTACCGTCTTCACATGCGCCGGCGGCAACGGAGTCTCCGCTATTACTTTACCATCGATTGCGACCGCTGGCAAGGGCTGGTGGTGCAAGTTTGTCCTCATTGCAGACAATGGTACCGGAGCGGTGACGGTATCACCTGCTTCTGGAGACGAAGATAAGATTTGTGTTGCAAGCTACGGTGGTCTGGGTGACAGCACCAACGCTGCCAACGTGCAAAGCGACTCTGCCGCCGATACCGTCTTTTTTGTTGCTTCGAAGGCCCTGGCCGGCGACAGAATAGAATTCATCTGCGACGGTTCAGTTTGGTTGGCCCAGGCGTTCAGCGCCGATGGTGACAAAGGTATCGACATTAGTACCTAATAACACTAAACATGCCTTATCAGCACTAAGCCCTCTGTTCGGAAAGAGCAGGGGGTTTTTTGTTTTTTCATTACTACTTATTATTGTTCAAGGAGTTTAAATTATGGGTAAAAGGAAAAGAAGACTTCATAGTCCTAAATATGCGAAGAAGTACGCCCGCGTCCGTGCCACGTACAACAAACTTAGAGGAGTCGTAGAAGCGGCCGAAGCTGATGGTGTAATTACTGAGGAAGAGACGAAACTTATCAAGGCCGCCGAAGCAGAAGTTGTAGAGGCAGTTAAACAGGCCGTAGAGACGCCTGTTTTGGCCACTGAGGAGCTTCCAGTAGAGTCTCCCCCACCGGCACCTGCCCCGGCACCCAAGAAGGCTAAGAAGCCCAAAGCATCGCCAAAAAAGACTCTTTTTAAGAAGTCCGCATCAAAAAAGAAAACTAGCACTTCGGAGGTAAAGTGAGAGGAGAGATAATTAGGCCGTTTGGTCCATCAATCGGCAAGTACAGACTGCCGAAAGATCTTATTAAAGATTTTAATAACGACTGTGATAAAATATCAGCAGATGAAGAATTAAGTTTGCAACACGACATGTCTGATTCGCTGGTAGGTAAAGTTTCTCAAGAGCCGACGATTAGCACCAAAGTGTTACAAAAACATTATATGTTTTTTCATAATATTTTTGCTGATTTTGTAAAGGATTTTAACAAGCTTCAATCACCGACCGAAGGTGGCAACAAAAACTTAATTGGTATTGATTCGAGCGTTGCTATTAAAACAATGGTCCAATCAGCATGGTATGTTAGATCTTTTGCAGGGGACTACAATCCGTTTCATATGCACCCTGGAGCCGTGCTTTCGTGTGCTGGATATCTTAAGACGCCTGACTGGGAAGAAGAGCTAAATGAAGACATGCAGGATCATCACGGGTTGACGCATGGCTGTTTAGCTTTTAAGTATGGAGACCATACGTCTCTCTCTCTTGTATCACATGTTGTTCGGCCAAGGGTGGGAGACTTTTATGTTTTCCCTGCTTGGTTACAACACGGCGTCTATCCATTCAAGTCTCCTGGGGAGAGAAGAACATTTTCAATAAATGTTGTGACACAGTTTGCAAAACAAGAAAGTTAGCATTTATTTTCTAGATAAGGACCAGCCCATAGCATAGTCTGGAAGTTTTGCTTAATACAAACTATTTAGTGTAGTATAGGAGAATATATGCATGGCTGTTCCTACATTGACGCCCAGTTCAGAAATATCGGCTACTAGGCTACCAGAGACCGGTTCATTCACAGGGGCAAAAGGGGCAACTAAAGTAGCAAACTATCCTTATGGGATTTATGCTGATTCAAGTTCGGATTTATATGACTTGAATTTTGTTTCCGGCGCCGTCGACCAGGTTAACTATACATTTAGAAAGCTTGGCGGTGATGTCCTCGATATTGAGTTGACCCCTAAGAACATTTTTGCTGCCTACGAAGAGTCGGTGCTAGAATACTCCTATATCATGAACATACACCAGACCAAGAACACTCTTGGACAGGTTTTGGGTGCTACTACTGGCACATTTGATCATGATGGACAAAGAACCGACGCCAGTAGCGGCAGCAATGTTGAATTAAAATTTCCAAAGTTTACGATTGGATATGTTAAGCAGGTTGGCGATGCGGTAGCAACAGAGGTAGGAATTGGTGGCACCTTG